ATAGGTACATTCAATGAACGATATAATTTGTTTTGGAAATATTTTATATCTTCTATCTCACCTAAGTTTTGTCCACCTTGTAGTGTAGTAATCTCTGTTCCACGACCACCTTCTCTACGAGGCAACCAGAAGTCTTCTAACATTGACATATGATTTCTGTCATCACGAATCTCACCTGTAGATGCATCATAAACTAATTTGTTACGATAACGATTCATAACATCTTTTAGATATTGTTCTGCTTTTACTTTAGGTAGATTACCTACATCAATATAAAATATTCTTCTTTCTGGTGCTCTTGATATTCTGTATATCACAACAGAATCTTCAATCATTCTTAATTGATTAACAGGTTTGATTGCTTTGTGTAAGTGTGAAAGCACATGTCCTTTGTTTTGGTCTATTAAACCAGAAGGCACATATGTAATAGAATCATCTGCGATTTTAACACCTTCACTTATTTGACCAGCATTTAATCCTTTATCATTATAGATAAAATAATCTTCTACACCTTTTATGATATCCATTGTTGAGCCAGGTTTTTTATCTTTATTAACCTGTCTAACTTTTCTGATTTTTTTAGGGTCAATGTATCTTACTTCAACGATACCTTTCTTAGGATTTTTTTTATCTATTACTTTATGATAAAAAATTCTACCATCAATATACCATCTTCTAAAAATGTCGTGTCCTTTTACATCAAAATCTAAAAGCGACATTATAGTATCAAACTCTGCACGAATTTTATTTTTAATACTTTTTGGATAATCCAATCTGTCAAGTTCGATTGCAACTGCCATATCTTTTTCATTTGATACAACTGCTTCATTCACAATATCTTCAATCGCACTATCACATTCAGGTTGTTGTGATATCTCACGATACCTACGAACTAAATCAACTTCTGACCTTTCTCTGCCATCTGTGTCTAATACTTGACCAAAGAAACCACCCCCAGATATTTCGACTGCGCCGTCATCTGCTGGGGGTACTGTGAATTTTTCTTGACTTTTGGTATCTTTTGCTCTTTCAAACTTGAAACCAAATAGTTCTGCCATAATATATTCTCCAATTAATCTTTATTGTTCCTATATTTATAAGGAAAAAAAAGACTAGTTTAGAAGTTCACTCCACTAATAGAGTAGTTTTGATACTTCCATGTGCAAGTAAATTTACCAATAGCAGTATCGTCTTCACTATTAAGTGCTGGTGGAGCTCCCACTATTTTTGGCCATGCATTTTTAAAAACATATGTTTTTAATACTGTGTCATCTCTATCCATTAATTCAGCGGTTAAATCTGTTGCATAATCTGATAATGAGTTAACACCTGTATTTTCATCAAAGTCGTTGATACCATTTGACCATCTTTGTAATGCATTTAAAATCATCATGTCTGTATCCATGTAGAATTCTGTAGTCCAATCACCTGTAGTATCTCTATCACCAGCGATTATAATACTTCTACCTCTATATTTTAGAGCAAGTTCACCTAGTTCTATTGCTGGAAGTTCTGTTCCAACACATAGAAAAGAAGTTCTTCTTACATCTAATCCAATTGCAATTCCAGCAGGTGGTGTAATTGTTACACGAAATTGATTAGTACGATAACCACCACCAATTAAATTTGCCTTAAAGTCGTCTATTTGTGCCATCTTATCCTCCTACCTCTGAAAATGCCACCCCTGTACGAGTTGCGACAAAGTTTAGTGTAATGAAGTTAATAGAACGATTTGGTTTTACAAATATATCTGCGACAAATTCGTTTCTATCTATAACACTTCCTGTGTTGTTTGATGCATCACATTTAACTGAAAAGTCTGTGATACCTCTACGACCTTGAACATCTCTTAGGAAAGGTTCAATTAAGTTTCTAAATTGTGCCCTTGTGAACTCATCATTGAATTCAAAGAGTTGGAATTTAGCAGCAGTAGCGATTGCTTTTTCTAATACTAAGAACAATCTTCTTACATTGATTCTGTCAAATGCACTTGGTTTAGTTAATGCAGTTTTATCACCGAACAATACCACGCCTTGGCCTGGGAAGTTAACAACAGGGTTAACTCTTGCTTGATAAAGAACATCTCTATCAGCCTTGTCTGGGTTAAATGATAATTTAATCGCACCTCTAACATTACCTCTATTGTATCCAGCAGGTGAGAACCATGCATCAGCAACATTATCTGTATTTGCACATAATCCAGCAGTTGAACCACTTAATGGTACGAATCTATAAACATCATTATACTTGTCATACATGTACATGTATCCACTATCGAATACCATGTAAGATGAACTTGGACATAAATCAAAAGCAACTCTTACATTACTTGCTTGTTTACTAGATGTTGTAACACCAACTGTAGCAGAACGATATGGTGAAACAAATCCAACACAATCTTTTCTACCTTCTACTAAGTTTGTAATCATTGTAACATGAGTATCTTGACCTGTAGATGTATCAGCAACAATACTTGATGAACCACCGATAACTAAATTGATATCTTCTGATTCAGCATTTTTAAACTTATCATATGCAACTTCAATTTCTCCAGCAGTAGTAGAATAGTCATCTGTTCCACCTGTTAGAGTATCTATTGTTGTTGTTGTAACAGCTGTATATGTTGTTGCAGTATCTGTTCCCCAATTACTACCAGCACTTATATGGTCTGTCCAATAAATGAATTGTGATTTTGCAAAAATTACATCTGGATAATAGATACTATCACCTTGTGGTGATTTAGCAGATGAGTTCTTAGACATAAAACCAAATGTTTCTATAACTGCCCTTGTTCTATTTCCTGCTGTATCTGTATCATATCCTGTTAATTTACCATCAGCATCAGCAACGACTACATGTAGTTCATCGCCTGTACCACGACCATTGTTTGTATTATAGTCTGATGTGCCTGGAGCGCCTGTGAATAAATCAGCGTACTTCCATCTTCTTTTAATTTTAGAATCGTCTGCTATTATATTTTGTAGACCAGCACCTGATGGGTCATCTTTTAATCTAATTGTTAATACTTCACCTGAAATTGATACTACTTCATATTCATTGAAGTCATCTATTGATACTGTGTTTGCTGTATCTGAATAGAATGATATTAAATCACCCACATTAAATGCAAATCCAGAAGCATCAGCGTCATCAACAGTTATTGTTGTATCGCCAACTGCACCAGCACCATTAACTAAGTTGTTTGTACTTAAATTTTGTTCGTATGCAGTTGCACTTGGACATATTTCAACTCTTAATGAGTTACCATGTGTTCCTGCTGTTCTTGCAGCCCATTCTCCATGAGAACCTTGACCTGTTGAGAAACTTTCTAAGTAGTGGTCATCATCTCTGATTAATATACCAGAGTTTGCTCCAGCATTTACTATTGCACTTTCTGCTCTAACTACTTTTAATGAATCCCCATATTTTAAAAAATTAGCGGCACTAAAAAATGTTTCGAATTGATTTCCTGTTGTTTGTGGTTTACCAAATATATCAACTAGTTCTTCTTCACTAGAGATATTCACTATGGTGGATACAGGACCTTTTTCAAAAGCACCAGCAATCGCACCAATACTTGTCGCAACGGCAGGTACTACATTAGTTAAGTCGATTTCATTTACTTGTACGCCTGGTGATACTAAAAACGCCATGTCATACTCCTATTGTGTATTTCTTTGTCTTTCATTTATTTATAAAAATCTTATATTACAGTTTGTGTTTTTATATGTTCCAAAACATATAAATAATATTATGTCAAACAGTCATTATAAAAAGTATAAACAAACCATTAAAGAGGTTACAAAAAGAAATTATCGTAAAAGAGTTTCTTCTTTGAACCATTATTTAGAAAATGGTAAATGTTTACATTGTAGTGAATCAGAGATAGCGTGTTTAAGATTTTATCCTCATGATAAAGAGATAAGAAAGACTATTAAAAGAGTTGGTATGAATGATACTAGTAGAAAGACTGTGAAAAGACTGATAGATTCTTCAAAGATAGTTTGTTCTAACTGTTTGATTAAAATAGAAAACGATTTATTAGACCCAACTTTCTTATAACTACCAATCAGAATTATGGTCTCTAGTTACTGTAGTCCACCTAGTTCCATATTCATCAACCTCTACTTCTGGTTCATCTATTCCATTATCTACAAATCCAAATGGAGCCATGTCTTGTTCTAGTTGTTCTTTTTGTTCAGCATACATTCTTTCTCGAATATCATTATCAGTCAATTCTTTAAAATATGTTTGGTCAACTGCCCATGCAAATAAAAATAAACATGCAACTAAATCATCTGTACAACCATCATCTGCTTGCCATGAAGAACCTTTTACAATAAATGTAGACAACTCACTCATAATATCATAGTCTGGTATTAATAGTTTGTCTGATTCTATTAGTTGTTTTAAATTAGAACAACCTATTCTTTTAACTGCCTTCGTAGTCCTTACTCCTAGTTGTGCTTTACCACCAGAGAATCCTGCTCCCAGTATTTGTCCAGCACGACCCCTCATAGATGCCATCACTAGATTTTCATATTCTAAATCAAACTGTAATGCGTTTGCAACTTGTTCTCCTATATCATTTACCTCAACTAATACAAAACATTCGTTATATGCTTTTGCAACTTCATATATTTTCTGTGGAAATATTAAAGGTTTGATTTCATTGTTTCTATATTTTGCAACTACTCTATATGGCATTTCTGTTACATCTAATACTAAAAATGCTGAGTAATCCTGTGATGTTCCTCGTGAAACATCAGCAGTAAGAAAATAAGTTTTCTTTGGGTCTGGTCTTTCAAAGATATCTAAGTCTGCATTACTTTGTATTGGGTCAACATAAGGCATTACTTTTAATTTGTGTGGTGCGATTAGTGTATCAATAGAACCTAAGAACTCACATTCAAACTCTGAGTTAAATTGAGATTGAGATGTGTTCCTGATTGTTTCTTCTTTCCATACTTCATCTCTGCCTGGCACTTCTGACCAATGCACTTCTAATGGAATGTAATCATTCTTTTTACTTTGTGCATCTGTCCATAGTTTATAAAACATATTCATACCATGTGGGGTAGATACTATCATTACTTTTGTAGATTTACCAGATGATATTGTAGGATATACAGAACTAAAGAATTCTTCTGCTAATGATGTTGGTACATATGCAAACTCATCAAGGAATATAATGTTATAAGAACCACCTCGAATCGCACTTGCAGATGTAGAAGCTGCAAGAATACTTGAACCATTTTCTAAATCTAAACTACCTTTGTTCCATGATACAACTCCTTGTTGTAACCACTTAGGTAAGTTTTCATATCCCAATTGTAATCTACCTAAGATATCTCTGGCAGTAGATGACTTGTTTGCAAGTATAGCGATGTTTACATTTTGATTAAATAAAACATAATGTAAAAGGTATGCAATAATTGTTGTTGACTTACCAGACTGTCTAGGAAGTTTACATATAGTAAAACGATTATCATGAAATGTTTGTACCATATCTTTTTGAAAATCATACATGTCAAAAGGCACAAGACCTTCATCAAGAGATACAATTTTCATATATGTTTGTATAAAGTAGATAGGGTCGCCCATACACTTTTGATATTCCTGTATCTGTTCTTTTGTAAACTCTACAGGAACATTTGTTTTCTTTAGGTTTGGATTACCTAGATATTGATTGACATCTGTTGCCATTTTTTAATTCTCTTACTTTTTTTCTTAATTTTGTTAATACTTCTTCATCACTTGGAAATGGTGAATCAAAAGCAGGTCTTAAACTAATTGGAACATCATCCATTCTATAAACTGTTCCACCAGTATTTATTCCATAAGTGCTAGTTTGTATGGAAACATGTGCAGCTTCACTTGTTGGTGTTTGTTTTGTATCTATAGATATCAGTTTACACTTATCACTTGTGATATGTTCTATAGCAGGTTTTGGAAAGTTTGCAACAGGGTCACTTGCAATAATCACAGCAGCATCTGCTTCTTTTCTTGTAAGAGTATCAACTGTTGTAAACTCGCCAGGATTAAATCTTGGATAACCTTTACTAAAGTTAACACCAAAAGGATATCCTGTTTGCCAAGATACAACATTATCTGCACCTGTAACATTACCATGTCCTCTAGCAGGTTTCGCAACAAAGTGTGTGAACTCATTTAAGTCTGTTGCAAGTGCCATCAAAGCACCTGAATTAAAATGTCTACCCCTAGTCATTGTCAAACCCATTCCAAAAAATATAACACCATAGTTACAGTTTTTCATTCTTTGAAATAAATCTTCTACAACTTCTTTTTCTATACCACAAATTTCTTTACAGTCATCTGGAATATCAAAACCTTTACATGCAGCTCTTAACATCCATAGTAATTCAAAATCTTTGCCAGGCTTTACTTGAAGTGCAATGTCAGCAACACCAGCAGTTTTAGTATGTCTTACATCTACAATAACAACTGTTCTATCATCTTTACCATTTGGTGTAAACATTCCTTTTGGTGTTACAGCATATCTTGCAAAATGTCTTGGGTGTGCCTCAGCAGGATTACCACCCCAATACATCACAAAGTCTGCTCTGTTTTTTACTTCACCCAAAGTCATACTTGGTTCACCGATATTTTGAAATGCCATACCAGAAGGACCATGACATACAGATGTTGTTGTATCAATCGTACCACCAACATCATCCATGATTGGAGCACATTGTCTTTGTGCCTCACAGATAGTATCACTCATACCATACAGTATTGGAAACTTTGCATCTAATAAAATTTTTGCAGTTTCATCAATTGCTTCATCAAGAGTAACTTCTTTACCATCAATTCTTGCAATCGGTTTATCTTCTATTACATGATTTAAAAACCACGACTTACCTAACACACAAGCATCTTTTGCTTTTGTGATTTTTTTATTATCCATATCAACTGTTAAAGTTATATCATCACAAACACATCCACAGAATGTGCATGTAGCATTTTCTACAATTTTTTCGTTAACGATTGGTGTGTTCATTATATTTTTTTGTTAATATATCTAACTATAGCGTATACCACTAAACCTAATATGATATACATAATACCATCAAACCATGAGATGTCATTTAATAAATCTGGTGTTATAAATCTTAAATCCATTATTTTTTCTTATCTCCTTTTAATAGTTTTTGTAATTCAGCAGTAGAACCAACATACAATGCATTGGTTACATTTTTGGGTGCGTTACTAGGAACTTCTTTTAATCGTTTCATTGAACTTTGTAGACGAGATAATTTTTCTGTTACTTCTGCAACTTGAGAAATAAGATTCCCTGCTACTTCATAACTTCTAGGGTGGTCGGATTGTTTTGCAACTTCTAGTATACCATCAATTGCATCTTGACCTCTTTCAATTAAATTATAAAAGTTTTCTCTTTGATATTTGTAATCACTATCAACATCATCAAGTTTATCATCTCTTTTAATTGTAAGAGTACTTGGTTTAGGTTCAACAAGTTCACCTGTTGTTTCTTCGATATCTAGAATCTCATCTAGGATATCTTTTGTTTTATTACTCATAATGGTTTTTGCTCTTTATCAAGTTCAACCACAAGGTCGCTTTTCAAAGATGATTGACACGCAAGAATATATCCCTCTTTTAACATATCACCATCTAGTGTATATGCAAAGTCAGCAAGTTCTTTAACTTTACCTTCTTTTAAAATTACTCTGCATGTACCACAACTTCCAACTCTACATTCACAGGGCCAGTCTATACCAGCATTCAAAGCAGCTTGTAATAAATTAATTTTACCTGTTACTTCAAATGTTTCGCCAGTATTAGCTA